TGCAAACGTCGTGGGCGGAACAACATCGGTGGTCATCACGCGGATGCCGGCATCTTCAGCCTCGCGCACGGCTGCGGGCAGTGCCGCAGGAGGCGCGGAAACATCAACCCCAGCGGCGCGACCGCCAGCAACACCGCCAACCAAACCAGCCGCAAGCTGCGCGCCAGGGCCACCACCAGCCTCTGCAACAATCTGTGCCGCACCGCCGCCGCCACCACCAGCGGCAGCCTGCGCGCCGGGTTGGGCTGCAAGCTGAGTTGCAACTTGCTTTGCGCCACTAGTTAGCACATCAGCGCTATACTGAGCCAATTTGGCTTGACCGCCAGCACCGACAACGCCCTCGCTGATGGCGCCAATCACGCGCTCGGTGGCCGTCTCCGGCTCAGGAACGCCGATGTCGGTCAGCGCACGCTTGACCTGCTCTCGCAGCGGCTGCGTCTCGGTTCCAAACAAATAGTTTTGCACCGCAGCAATCGGGTCATAGACAATGCCGCCAATTCCGGCCAAGCCTTGCGCGCCGTAACGCGCCGTCAGCCCAAGTTGGCGTTCCAGATCGGCAGTCTTTCCTACTGGCTCTTGCGCCCTAGATTGGGCCGTCGCTTCGGCAATTGCAGCGGCAAGCGCGATTGGGTCTAAATCTGCCATTACTGCCCCATCTGCCTCTGATAGATTTCCCAAGCCATTTCCTGAATTTCAGGCGACAATGACGAGACATTCGGGTTGGCCAAGAACGCGGCCTTCGCGTCGCCGCCAGGGGTTGTCGTTGCATCAGGTTCTGGTGCAGCCGTAGCAGCACGCGCACCAAACACGTTGACCGGGTCAAGCTGATAGTTATCAACAATCAGTTGATAGCTTTGCTGGACGCCCTGTTCCTGCACCTTAGCTGCGTTCAGATATTCGCCGGCAAGCCGTTTGAAGTCAGCGCGCTGCTGTGTGCTCAGGAACTGCCCATCTTCAACCTTTTTCGCAAGGCCGCTCAAGCGTGCAAGAAGGCCGCCAGCATTTGCTGCAGTTGCAAATTCGGTTTCACGCACCACTGAACCGGGATCCAGCATCTTCATGAACGACGTGACAAGAGCGATGTCGCCTGCACCGCTTTCGTCGATCGCCGACGTTTCGATGATAGAGAAGTTGCGTTCAGCCGCAGACAGATCTTCTGTGCGCTTTGCGTATTCGCCACGCAAGCGGGCTTCCTCTGCGATCTTCTGCTGGAGCGTCAAGCCGTCTTCGGCTGCTTTTGAATCGATGCGGATTGCTGCATCAAGCACGCTCTGTGGGAGTATGTTGTTGTTTACGTCCTGAGCAATCTTGCCCAATGGTGAAGCGGCTTCAGGCATAGCTTGCCCCTGCCCGGTCTGCTTGATGATCGCGTCCATGACGCTAGGGGGCAGCGCACCAGAAGCCGTCAGCAACGCCAGCGTGGCCACGCCTTGGCCCTGCGGGTCGATCTCCACCAGCTTGCGGTTGGCACGCAGAACAGCGGCTTCCTGCGCGTCTCCTGCGTTCTCTGCGGCGGCAATGCGCTCGTCGAGCATGGCCAAGGCCACCTCGGGCTTGCCGCTCAAAAGGCTGGTCGAAAGCTGGATGCCGAATTGCGTGTCAGCCTCACGACGCGGGGCCTCCATCGCCTGAAACGCGGTTTGGAACTCGCCAAGGGTCTTGGCGTTGTTCAGAGCGAACTGGTTCAGCGCGTCTGGCGTCAGCGTGCCACTGATCGCCATATCCCGCAGACCTGCAAGTTGCGCCTGCATAGCCTCGGCCTCCGCGCGCTGGCGCTCTGCCTCGGCACGGCGCATCTCAAACTCCTGCGCGGCGCGGGCTTCTGCGGTGTCACGCATACCCATTATCTGCTCACGCTCTTGCATGACTTGGCGCTGCTCAATGTCGGCGCGCCCGATGCCATAGCCGCGCATGGCCTCCTCAATGGGGTTCCGCACGTCCAGCATGTAGTTGATCGGCTCCATCAGAACGCCCCCCCGCCATAGAACATGCCTTGCCCGAAGGTTAGCGGCGCGGATGCGCCTTCTGGCGTATAGCCTTGATAGGCCATGCCGCGACCGATTGCCGTTCCTGCGCTGCCGATAAAGTTGCCCCAAGTCTGAGCAGCCGCAAGCGTCCCGCCGGCCTGCGCCGCGCCCTGTTGCGAAAGAAGGTTCGAAACATTCTGGCCGGTCGCTTGGCCAAAAGTTGCTTGGTTGGTCGCCGCGTTCTGCCCCATCTGAGCAAGACCGCCAAGGCGGCCATACTGCTGTTCAATCAAGCCAGACAGGATCTGCGGGCGGAACTGAGCCAGCGCGCCCTGCACGTTGCCACCACGCAGGCCGCCCGTGGCAGAAGCCTGCTGCAAGATTGCGTTCTCGCCCTGTCGCGCCAGTGCTGTGAACTCTGGGCCTTGCTCGATGGCCTGAAGGGCCGCACGCTGGGCAGCCTCACCGCCAACACCGACCAAAGCCATTTGCTTCCCGAAGGCCGTCGTGCCACCTGTGACAAACGGCTCAAGAAGTTTTTGCACCTCATCAAACTGGCGGCGCTGCTCGTCGATCCCCTGCTGCGCGGATGCTGACTGCGTTGCGGCGGCAGATTTCTGCGCCTTGGATTGCATCCCGGCGCCAAGCACAGAAGATCCCGCTAATAGGCCTGTGACCGGATCAGGCATGTTCAAACTCCCCAAGATAATCCGCAAGCGTCTCGCCGTAGAGCGACATGACCGAAGGCGCAGCGAAAAGCGCCTTTTCGTATCCGTGGCAGATTTGAATGACCAGAAGCACCAGATCATAATAACCAGCGCGCCACATATAGCTCTTTGCGTCAGCGTTGCCCGCCCGCTCAACCGTGTCGGATGCCTGCCACTTCAAGAGTTGGACGGCCACGACAGGCAAAAGCGTGCCAGCGTTGGCAGCAAAGAACGGATTGGCAGGCATAGCCACCAAAAGCTGGTTAAACGCACGATCTTGCGCAGGCCGCGAAATAGTGTCGCCGTCAGCGACATCATCCAGAAACTGAATTGCGTCCCACATGCCAATCAGCCAAGCAACCGCCGCATCGGGCAGGTCGAAGGAAGATTTCAGGTTCATCTCAAGGATTTCACGCATTCGCTCGCCTATCGCGGGATGCGCCTGCTGGTGGGCCGAAGTCTCAGCGCCCGCATTGTCGCAGAAATCGGTATTTTGGGCAAGGCTCGTCATTGCAAACGGAACCTCTCAAGGATGGCATATGGATTGTACAGGGAAAGCGGATCAATGCGCTCCCCGTAAAGATCCGCCACCCGGGTTGATGGCTGATAGCCACGCGCGAAGTCGCCCTGCTCGGTCTCGGCAGGCATCGGGCGAAAGCGAGACTGCGTAGGAACGCCGAGATAGCTAGAAGCCCGTTGATCGCGATATTCTGCTGACGGTCGCAAAAAGTCTCTGACGATAGCCGCCGCAGCAGACCCGGCATCAGGTGCCGACATAATAGATTGAGCAGCCGCGATTTCCGGGCCTTCCAATTCCATCATCATAAAATCAAGCTGCGCATCCACATCGCCGGGATCAACGCCACGCTCGCTTGCAAAATTTTCATACGCAACACGGCGAGGGCCTGTCAGTTGATACAAGCCGAAGCCACCTCGCGATCCCGGCACAATAGGATTGCGCTCGTTGATGCCAGGATCAAAGCCGCTTTCGTCCTGAAAGTTCATTACGAAGCCTTCCGCGATATGCGGAGGCAAACCTCGGGCGATCAGTTTTTCCCTGATTACATTCGGATCAACTGTAGCCATCAGTCATCTTCCTCCCATGCCTGGCAGGCGCGCAAGTTGTGGCAGATGAAGTCAAACTTCTCGCAATAGCCGCGACCACCGCCGTCCATGTCGAACTTGTCGAGCGGAATAGCTTCCATCTTTGCTTGGAACATCGGATCGTTCTGGAAGTATTCGCAATTGGCGCAAAGACGCCGGCGCGCTTCCTTCTCATTCATGTCCCAGGCTTTGCCAAGAGATGTCCAGTATTCCTTGTTTGCCTTGGGATCGACCGAAGCCTTTTCAGGCCCAAGTTGCCACTCATCAATCACCAACTGGCGATTTTTGCGGTTCTCGGATGTCGATACGATCTTTTTTGTGGAAAGACCAAACTCCATCATCATCTCGTCCATCACGACACCTCCCGACCTGAACAGCGAATTGTGAGCGACGTGGCAGCGCCAGCCAGCGTCGAGATAAACCCACCAGCTTCCAGCACATGGCCGACCAACTCAGGGCAGGTATAGGTCTCATCCGGCGCCACAGTGCGAGCATCGATGATGAGGTTAGACGCCCCGGCAGATCCGCCATCGGTCACAAGGTTGACCGAGATCGCCACGTTGCCGGCGCTGGTGTTGGTCACCGTGAACTTGTCGATGATCGCCCTGACAGCCGTAGCGGTGTACTGCGCCGTCTGTGCGTTTTCAGCCTGCTTGGCCGGGATGAGAACCTTTGGGGTGACTGCCATGACGGCCTCCTTAGACGATGCTTGTGATGATGCCGTTTACCACGGTGACGATTTGCAGGCCTGCAAGAAATGACCCAGACGCACCGACAGTGGGCACCCACGCTTGTTGGGTCGCATTGTAAATCAGAATGGAACCATCCGCTGGACCGAAGGCTTTAACATCCTGCAATTGGTCAAGGCGCTGCTCAAGGGACGCGGGCGCGGTGGCAGCCAGGTCAGCAAGCCGCTTGGCGTCGGTGGCAACACTCATCGCCACCTCGGCCTTGGTGCCGTCCAGAGCAGCCAATTCGGCCAGCCGCTTGGCATCGGTAGCCTCTGACAGAGACACCTCGGCCACATTGCTTGCCGCGCCCAATGCCACCGTGTTGTCCACGATCAACTGCGTCAGCGTTGCGATGTCGGCAGGCGTCAATTGCCCAGCCACCTTAAAAAGGCGCTCGATCGCTCGGATGGCTTCAGGATCATTCCCGACGAAGGCCGCGATCTGGTTTCTGGTGAGCGGGACAGGATCAGCCATCAGAATGCCAGCGGTTCTATCCGCGCCTCCAAGCGTGCCACCGCAAGCTGCGCATCGCTGGTGCCTCGGAACTTCTGCAAGCGCCAATTGCGCATGTGGCCCTGCTGAAGCCAGACCACCCGCTTGTTATACTCGCCCAGCTTGCCGACGCGCGCGGGCTTCTCGACGCTGTAGGTCAGGCCATCAACCGAGTACGATGTCCACACAGTTGGATCGGCACCGGGCTGCACGCGGCCCGTCAGCGAGACCAACTCCATGTCATGGAAGATTGCCCCACGGCTTTCGTTGTAAACGATGGTCGTGCCAAATTCCCAGCCGATTGTCTCGCCCCAGTGGCTGGCAATGTTCTTGTCCAGATAGCCCACGTCAGTCGCGGCAGGCTTGCAGACGTTCCACCGATCATAGGCAAAGACAGCATCACAGACAGCCCATTGGCCGAGGCCGACCAGAGATGTGCGCAGGAAGAACCAAACCGGCTGCCCGACAGCCTGCGACCCAGCCGCATCAAATACGATGGTCTGATCGGGCAGGTGGATGTCGAGGAACTGGTGGCCGCCCTCAGTGCGCTCCTGCATGAACGATGCGGAAAGCTGAGCCTCGGTGTAGCCCGCAAGGATTTCCTCAATCTCGCGCGTGGCAATCTTCGACGCCGTGCCGTTTGCCCCGACATAGACCGAAATGTTCTCGTTGGTTCCACTGCCCATAAAGGCAATGTTCTCGCCAAAGACGCAGCAGGTATGCGTGCCAAGCGTTCCCTTCTGGATCTGCGCGCCAGCGATGCGCTCGAATGGAAAGCCCGCCGTGCCGGTGTTGTCGAACACCTCAACAGTGTGGCGGTTCAGCGCGTAAATCTCGTTGCGCAGTTTTAGCAGAGCCTTCACTGGGTCAGGGTCAGCTTCCGAAGACCCATACTTCAGCGGATCGACGGCAAAGGGGTTGTTCAATTCGGTGACGACGAGAAACTCGCCATCGGTCGTCATGAAGTAACCATCAACCCAAACCACGGTCAGAGCCGTACCAAGGTCTGGGTCAGACACCTGGCCCAGCGCCGTGCCGTTGTAAAGATAGAGCCGACCACCCGATGTCACGGCCAGATAGTCAAAGCTGTATGTGAAGGTGACGCGGCCACCGCTGCCCACGTCCCCGATCACCGTGACGGTGCCATCCTGCGCGACCGTGACCAGCTTGGTCCCCATGACGCGGTAAAGCACGCCATTCCAGTTTAGGCCGCCCCGATTTGAGCCAGGCCCGTCACCAGTCTTCACAATGCCATCAGCGGGGCGAAGATAGCCCTCCGAGATGCCAGTAGCTTTCGGCACAGGCACAAGGTTGACAGGATAACTCGACCGAAAGTCGGGCGAGCCATCCGTATAGATCCCGTTGATCAAAGCAATTTGCATTGCTGCCCCTTAGAAGTTGATGTGCAGCTTGAAGGCTTCCAGCTTCACAATGTTGTTGGCGGCAGCAGGCTGTGCAGTGATTGCAAAGGTCTGGTCAACCGTGGCGTCAACACTCAGGAAC